ACCGGGGTACTGTTTCGACTGGGGCAGCTATGGCAGACCTCTCGGGATATACTTTAACGATGGCGGCATCTGAGCTTGCACCTGCCAACTTTATGGATTCAGATACAAAAGATGTAGACTTCCCATTTAGTGTAACAGATTACGCTGGTTTAGATGGTACAGTAACTATTACTTTAGGAACAAATTCTTAATAGGGTTTTTATTTGGTAAAATTAGGGGGTTTTTAGCCCCCTTTTTTTTTTAGAAGTGAGGATCTAATCTTGTATATGCCTCTCCGATTGTTATACTACCAAAAGTACAACCTTTAGACCTATATTTAAGAGTCGGAACCTCTTCAACTTTAAAAGTTTTACGATTACGAATAAAATCAACTCTTTTTCTTAAAGTCATTGTTTCGTTATCTTTTGTAATAATTGTACGTCCATTACGTTCTATTTTTTTTATTTCAGTTGCGTATGAATCTGAACCAATATGATAAGTTAAAGGTAAACCAATCATTTTTTCTTGGTCTTTTTTATTTAAAGATCTATAGTAATTAAAAAAATCTTCGTTAGTTATATGTTTATTTTTGATTATATTTTCCATTTTATTTGTTTTTGTTATTGTTTTACTTTGTAAATATACAACCTTTTTAGATATAAACAAATAATAAACAATTTATTTTAATATTTAATTTAACAAAAAACAAGTTTTTTTATTATATATATATGATAGTATTGCAAGAAACTAACAACGCTCAAAATATAAACTTTATACCTAGAGAATATACCGCCGGAGCTTCTTATACTTTTAATATAGTAGACGAAACTCAAAATAAAAGCGTATATAGTCAAGCGACAACCGGAGTAACTCAAAACCTATACTATAATAGATATAGCGCTTCTTTTACAACCTTAAAACAAGGTATTTATTATATGCTTACCGTTTTATCCGGTACAAACGTTATCTTTAAGGACAAAATATACTGTACTAATCAAACCGATTTACCTCAATATACAATCAATAGCGGAGAGTATACTTCTAACGATACTACAAACGAATTTATTACAATATAATGGAGAACCTACATATAGTTAATTTAGCCTCTTATAATAGACCTCAAATATCCGAAGACAAGCAAAGAGAATGGGTAAATTACGGAGACGATAATAATTACTACCAATATCTTATAGATTTATATACCAATTCTACAACTAATAACGCAATTATTAACGGTATAGCAAATATGATATATGGCAAAGGAATTGACGCTCTTAATAATAGTCAAAAGCCTGACGAATACGCCGCTATGCGATCTATAGTATCGGATCATTGTTTAAGAAAAGTTTGCTTAGATCTTAAATTACTAGGAGAGGGATCTTTTCAAGTTCTTTATCAAGATACTAAAGTAATAAAGGCGGAGCATTTTCCTAGACAAACCTTAAGACCGGAAAAATGTAACGAAGACGGAAAGATAGAAGCTTATTATTACGCTGCCGATTGGACTAAAGTAAAGCCAAACGATAAACCTCAACGAATCGCTTCTTTTGGATTTGGTAACGGTAAAGAACCGGAAATTAAAATATGTAAAAGATACGTTTCCGGCTACGATTATATATGTCCCGTCGATTACCAAGGCGGATTAGCTTACGCGGAACTAGAAAGCGAGATATCGGATTACCTTATTAACGACGTTCAAAATAATTTTTCGGGCACCAAAATCGTAAATTTTAATAACGGTTCACCGGACGTTAATCAACAACTCCAAATTAAAAACGACGTAATGCGAAAGCTTACCGGCGCAAGAGGAGAGAAAGTAATAATAGCCTTTAATAATAACGCCGAAAGCAAAACAACGGTAGACGATATACCCTTAAACGACGCTCCGGCTCATTACGAATACTTATCTAACGAATGTAGCAATAAGTTAATTGTAGCGCATAGAGTTACAAGTCCTTTACTTTTAGGAATAAGAAACGATAGTAACGGACTAGGATCAAACGCGGACGAAATAAAAACCGCCGCTTTACTTTTTGACAATATAACTATAAAGCCTTATCAAGATCTTTTAGTCGATTGTATAGACGATATACTAGCCGTTAACGATATAAGCCTTAAACTCTATTTTAAGACGTTACAACCGCTTTCTTTTATTGAATCGGACAATCTAGTAACGGACGAAGCTAGAGAGGAAGAAACGGGCGTTAAAAGAGATTTAAGCTTAAAAAGTCAAGTAGTAGATAAAGACTTCGCTATTATAGACGATCGTTTAGCTTACGCAACTAAAGAAATGGCTATCGAAGGAGCTAAAAATATAGGCTGCGAAGGTTATCACGAACACGAGTACGAGGGCAAGATTTGGTTTATGCCTTGCGAAGAACATAAACAAAGTAATTTAAGCGCCGAAACGGACGAAAAAATCTTTGATTTACTCAACGAGTTTGGCGAAGACGAAGATTTAGAAAATTGGGATTTAGTAGACGAACGTAAAGTCGATTACGATCAAGAAGAGGCTTTAGATAAAATGGTAGGTTTAGCATCTACAGGTAAAGCAAGACCAAATGCAAAAAGTGATTTAGATGGTGAAACTAAAAACGATAATAAATTTATTGTACGTTATCAATATGCACCTTTATCAGTAAGTAATAATTCACGTGAGTTTTGTAGAAAAATGGTAGCTGATAAAAAGATATACCGTAAAGAAGATATAATGCAAATGAGTAAACAACCTGTAAATGCTGGTTGGGGTAAAGGTGGTGCTGCAACTTACGACATTTGGCTCTACAAAGGTGGTGGATCGTGCCATCATTTTTGGATGCGTAAAACATATATGGCAAAAGAAGGTGTAAAGCCTGATGTTAATAGTCCAAAAACAAAACCTGTATATAAACAACAAAGGGCAAATGAAGGCATTAAACCCCCAAGTAAAAGTAAAGAACCTAACAAGGTTTCAATAAAACCAAAAGATATGCCGAATCAAGGATTTGTAAATAAATAAAAGATGGCTGAAGCATTATTTGTTACTCGTAAAGATATAGTTAAGTATACTTCGGTATCCGGGGGACTTGATACGGATCGTTTTATACAATACGTTAAGATTGCGCAAAATATACATATACAAAACTATATAGGAACGGATCTTTATAATAAGATTTCTACCGATATTAAAGCGGGTAATTTAGCGGGTAATTACGCTACCCTTGTTGAGACGCATATTAAGCCTTGTTTAGTACATTGGGCTATGGTCGAGTACTTACCTTGGGCGGCTTATAGAGTCTCAAATCAAGGTATCTCTAAAGGTACTAGCGAAAACTCCGATAGCGTTTCAAAAGAAGAGGTAGATTTTTTAGTAGAAAAAGAAAGAAAAACGGCTCAATACTATACCGATAGAATGATAGATCACTTCTCTTTTAACGCCGCTAGTTTATATCCGGAGTATTATAGTAATAATAACGACGACGTTTTCCCGGATAAAAGCGCGGATTATACAGGTTGGGTTATATGATTAAAAAAACTAGAAAATACAAACCGAAAGAACAAAATATAGTTAAGTTAAAAAACTATTTAAAAAAGATATATAACAAAAACGTAAAAAAGTAATTATAATAGTATGGCTAATAGTATAAATTGGGGATCAATATATTGTCAAATGATAACAGACTCGGGATTTGGTTCCGATACGGCTTATTCGACTAATAGTATACCCGATATCTCGGCACCAAGTTGTTGGGGTACTTTTGAGTTAACTGCAGATTTAACGCAAATTTCCGGTACTCCGTTTTTAGCCGATACAACATTATATAAAGCAGATGCAACACAAATATAAAATTTAAACAATGGCTAAACAGGTTATTAATATTGGAACTACAGCAAACGATGGAACTGGTGATCCTATCAGAGATGCCTTTGACAAGGTAAACGACAACTTTACAGAACTGTATACAGATGATGCAGGAGATGTAGGCAGTATAACAGCAACTGCACCAATAGCAAGAGATTCAGCAACAGGAGCAGTAACAATATCTCTTTTAGATGATGGAGTTACACACGCTAAATTAGAACCAAGATATACTACAA